GCCAAATAAAAGCCAAGATATCTCCATCCTAAGTGGGAGTATCAGGGTTCAGCGAGTTCCGATTGGGTTTTTGCATTCAATCACTTGTTCCATTAGTGCGGGGGTCCGCACATTAGGTCTAGAGTAAGGGAACTCCGAGTTTAATTTACGGACTAAAACTTTAAGTAAGTCCCGCACATTGTAGTTAAAAGCTTCTGATAGCAACTATAATGAACTTTACTGAGGAAATCAGAAAAACCTCAGTTCATTTGTCAAATTTAAAAGTAAATTTGTTTAGGTTTGAGCAGTCCTTTCTGCTGTGGTTATAAAAGCCGCCACGGCTATAAATATTTGAAATATCCATTAGTAGAATCCATAATTTATATAATTAATCTCTACTACGGGTGGTATAGATATAAAAGTGGAAAATTGAGCATCATCAGACAGTGATCTATAAATATTATGCAAATTATACGTTAATAAAGATGCTGGGGTAGGACCAAGTGCTACTGGAGCATTTATGTATAACTTAGCATTAGTATTACTTCCACTATATTGGTATTGTAGATAAGATGATGGTGAATCTTGAGTAAAAGAAATAACATCCGCAATACATCTAGATAAATTTTGAGTATATTGAGGAATTTCCAAAACCAAAGAAGGGTTGATGTTGATATTCTGAATAACTGTATTCAGATTAGTATAGGCTGGAATAGCTCCATTATTGTTCATAATCGGCTGGGAATCTGTACCAAAATAATTATTTGCTGGATACAAAGTAGCAGTAGCTGTGTTTGAAAATGATATATTAGCAGGTGTAGTTGATGCAGCTACTGTAATATTATCCTTGATTCTAATACCTCCATTCCATAAAGCATAACAAGGTGCCCATAAGGCAACATTATCTGGATTATAATAGTAAGTCCTAGTACCAGTACCCATTACTGTCAACATATCAGGAGTGACTGTAATCAAACTAGTAGTAGGTCTAGATTGAGAAGCAGCTAAAGTGGAATTTGGAAGCATAGGTGTAAATCTTTTAAGAAGTGATCTAAGACTAGAAATTTTGTCTCCAACTACCAGAGCAGAAGCAGTGATGGGATTAGCATTAACTATAGAGTTACCTATGCAAAAACTAATAGACTTAGAAGTTTTATCAAGGCCTGATTGAGGAATTGCATAAGTAAATGCAACAGCATAATCTTTAGGTTGAGCAACTTCAAAATCATCACCTCCGCAAATTTCCATAAGGAAGGTGACATAATTATTTACAGTCGCAGGGGCTACTAAAGCATCAACGACTTCAATAGTCAATGTGCCAATCGATTCATTATCAGCAACATTAGCATAAGGAGATCTACTTATGTAAGGAACAGTAACTTCAAACTCGTTATGATCACGGATATCGATAATTTGTCTGTTAACATAATAAGCAGAAGAAGTTAGAACAGATTCGTCTGTTGGGTAGAAACAAACTTGTATTCTTCCAGAGTGAAATTCAGTCTTAACTATTTTAAACCTATATTTTATTGATCCTCTCCAATAACTAAAGAAATTAGTCAAGTACGAGATGGGTGGAAAGGACACTACAGTAGAACCACCAACTGAAACTACGGGAATTACTTTTTGAGTAACTAAAACACCAGTAGATAGTAAAGTCCAGTTAAACTGTTTAAAATAAGCATATTTACGAACAATATATGAAAAATCCATTTCATCTATTGTTGAACCAGAGAGTCCATGATTAAGCATGACACCAGGTTTACTAATAAATCCTAGAGACCGTGCTTCAGAATCACCATCTACTTGTGAATGACATGAGTTATTCAATAGTATAAACTTAGAAAGTGAATCTCCTTGGGTAGGTTTCGAAAATCCAAAAATATTGGCTGTCCTAGCTATTCTATCAGAAATCCATGATATAGTACCAGCTACTTCTGAAAGGGCAGGAATAGTACTAAATTCACGAAAACCTCTAGAAACAGCAGAAGCAATACCAGATATAGGTCCATTCATCTTATTAGAAATTTCTTTATCTCTAATACCAGCTTGAGGAGACGCTGCACCGAACAATTTAATATTCTCAAAAGAAACATAAAGAGTGTAAGATGCAACCGTTGATCCAGCAGGAGAAACAAGTGGTGAGTATGGGTAAAGACTGAGATAACCTAACGAGGATACATCAATGCCAGAAATAACAGAATTTAATGGCCAAAAATTTTGGGTACTAACAAAAGGAATTAATAATTCAGCTGATGTTTCCGTTGCCAAATCAAATTCAACATGTGGAACAGTGGTTCTTTGAACCAAAGTTGCCATATGCATATTATTGATATTAACAGCTTTAAGATCAGAAGTAGTATGAGCAATACCAGCAAGGGGCACCCATCCAATAATATAACGACCTTGTTGAAATCTATTAGCATTGATGACAATTCTAAATCTCATATCCATTCGTATACCAAAAAATCCAGTTAACTTATTTTTCCATAATTGCCCTTGTGTAGAATTAAAAGCAGCAAGAGGCATAGTATAGTAGTTAAGAAAAGAATAAGTATCAGAAATGGAAAAAGTACCTGAATTAAGAATGATAGGTTTCGAAAGAAAATCAATAATAGTTTGCTCAGTGGATTGTGTGTCGTTGAGTGATAACCAACTAGAGTTGATATGTTCGACGGTGGATTCATCTCTGTTAACGGTATCATTATCATCGATGAATTTGGTAGTAGCATGCTGAAAAACTTGATTAACAGCAGCTTCAGTGTGAGCGTCCTCGGGTGTACCTTGGACGGGAGTGGGGGTTGAATCTCCAATATTGAGGATTCCACTAGTAACACTAGTGGTAGTTTGATTTGAGTTAGTGTTAGCAATTGGTTTATTTAACCCAATTTAGTTTCAATTAACACTAAATCAGGGTTCATCTAACTTTTGTTCATTGGGATTGCCAACTCTCAGTTTGGGCGTAGTGACTAAAAAGTCCTGAGATTATTTGATGCAGCACTACTAGATTATAATGATGAGCCTATAAGGGAGCAAGATCACACATCAAATTTGCCTTTGGGGCATGGATCCATTAAATATAATGTTTCCAAAATAGTTTAACGCCATTACGGGCGTATTTTAAAAGTATTTACATATTTACAGTTTTAGTTTTGGACTTTACATGTACCAAACATGATCTCCACCAAGAGTTTCGGTGAGAGCCATGTGGTAATCACGGTGAACAAGACATTCAAATTCATATCCTTCGTAATAATCTTCTTTTAGTTTGATTAATTCAGAATACCAGTATTTATACGTGTTTTTACCATGTAAAGCAAATTCTCTAAGGGCTGTAGCAATGTTATCTACAGTTATTTGTTCGGGGGATTTTCTCTCCTTCCCATTCTTTTTCTTTTTTGTCCAGTTAAGCATATTAATCATACTTTCTGGACGCAAAGGGGCTATATATCTATTGGCTTCAATAGAAAATATAAATTTTCGTTTAAGAAATTCAATATCCTCAAGATTTCTAAAAACTTCAGAAGCCTCAGTTTTAGTTTCAGTAGTATATATTTGTCCTAAACTATGCATTGCTGCAGGTAATAACATCTCATTAAAAGAGTGATGATATTTGGGGTGGACACAATAACTATTATCATCTCCTAAGCCTACAAAATATACATGGGTGTTAAAATCATAGATAGGGTTACCTAATATTATCCATGAACATCTGAAATAGATATTATTATTCATGGTATTTATAATAGCAGTCATAGGGTTACCACTAGGCATGGAATTAGACCATTCAATTAACTCGTTGCAAAAATGATGTTTTGAATTGGTAATTTCAGCCCATAAAAAGGTCCTAATTTTAGTTCCATATTCATCTTTATATCCATACCAAGCATTAATAATATCTAAGGTTTCATTATGAATTGCAGGTTGTTCATGGCCATCATATTTCTTATAATCTCCAGCACCAACCTTGTATTCATCATTAACCCTACCAAATTTTCTTAGCTCTCTAGCAAGTCGATCCCAATCACAAGAAAAAGGATTAATTCCTATTGCAGAGCCAACATCTATGTTAGTTCCAATAAAAGCATCCATGAAAGCACCAAAGTACATCCTTACTAACAACAAGTAATCAAATGGTGAACCAGAAATCATACGACAATCTTTACCTATTTCTCTAGTTTCATCTTTCGGAAAGTCATAATAAATAAAAGCAGGTCTAATATTATTATCATATAATTCAATAAGTTCACCAATACGAG